AGCTTAACCAAAGCGACTACGGGGTCAGGATCAATTTCAGATGACCCGTACTTCAGAGGATTGACAGCGAACGGGTCCAGAAGCTCAGTGACTACCAAAAACTCACCGTCAGTGGTCATGAAGTAGCCGTCAACCCAAACGACATCGAGAACCGGACCCAGATCTGGATCGGTTACCTGATCAACCGTGGTGCCGTTCCAATAAAAAAGCTTTTGACCGCTGGCAATTGCTAGAAGGTCAAACGAGTAGGTCATCGTGACCAGATTATCATCGGTGCCGCCTACGTCACCCAAGACCGTAACCGCTCCGTCAGCAGCGATAGAGCAGAGCTTGGTGCCCATAACCCGGTAGCAGACGCCGTCTCGTTCGATTCCACCGCGATTAACGCCCGGACCCTCACCGTTCTTCACCAGACCGTCAGCGGGGCGCAGATAGCCGTTGCTGATCCCTGACTGCTTAGGTACAGGAATTAAGTTTCTAGGATAACTTGTGCGGATCTCTGCCTGAGTGTCATCAGTAAAAATACCGTTAAGGATTGGTATCTGCATTTTTTCAACTCAGTAGCCGGGTTTAGGTTTAGGCTTTGGCTTTCGCTTAATTACTTTCTGCTTGGGCCACATTACTTTTTCTTCGCGGTCTTAGCTGCCTGCTTAAATGCCTTAGAAGATGGAGCGCCTTTAGCGCCGGGCTTCGCATCTTCTCACCTGAACCTGCCGCGATTCTTTTCTTCTTCGCCGCGATGTTTGCGTACAATCCTTTACTAGCCATTACGATCTCCTTGACTTGGTGCCTGAGCACTTCCAACGCTGCCGAGACAATCTCAGCGGTGAGTTTGGGTTTGCAGCCGCCTTCGGGTTCTTCTTCATCTGACCGGCAGATCTAGCGCAGTATGCGTCACCCTTCTTGGTCCCGGGCTTAACTCTAGCCCCGCCACCGCTGGCCTGACCGGCCTGACCGTAGCTGACCTTCTTGCCAGTAGAGGTGACCTTGACCTTTGCCTTACCCTTTGCCGGTGTAGCCATTTTATATCCCTGCGGTTGCGCTCATGCTAATTAACCCTGTCGCCAAAATATTGGTTAGCGTTGCCGTCTCTGCAATTTCAACAGTACACTGATTGTTTAAATTTCCAGAAGTTGTCGTTAACCCCCAATAGTAAGGGATACCCAACGGTAGCCAAGTAGAGACCAAAGCTGATCCAGCTTGGTTTGGGGCAGTCCCGCTCGTAACAGTCAATCTTATTGAGTAGTCTGAATTAACCCCACCACCAATTAGCCAAGTGTAAGTCTCACCGTTAACTGTGGCAGTAACGACAATTGTTCCAGATGCGTTAGCAGTGAATGTTACTGTCGCGGCGAACGGAGAGGTTGCAAGCGCGGCATAAAAGTTATCCTTTAGATACGCGGACAACGTACCAGAGGATGCAGTGCCAGATGCTGTGCGAGCAGCAAAACTCATGAAAGATCCTTGATCATCGAAGCGTACCAGTCCGTCCCTATGTAGGTGATGACTAGCAAATCAACTGCGTTTGAGTTAGTTGACAGGACCGATGCCGTACCGCCGGGCCACTTGAAGCTCGCAGGCCACGCCATCGTTCGACTGCCGGTTGCGTCTTGCGTGAACAGAATATTCACGGTCTGACCCTGAGCCGGGTTATTCAAAGTTAGCGTTGCTACGTTCTCAGTTAACGTGCTGGTGAACACGTTGCTCTCGGTCATATCTAAGGTCAAGACTCCACCAGTGCTTGAGCCAGCCACTGGGGCCGTCTGAGCGTGTCCAGTGAAGTTAGCCCCGTCGATGGTTGGGTTTGTGTTAAATACCGCCGAACCAGTCCCAGTTTCGTCTGTGAGCGCAGTCGCTAAGTTCGCGCTGCTTGGGGTTGCCAAGAATGTTGCAACTCCTACGCCCAACCCACTTAACCCAGTCGTTGGCAGGCCCGTACAGTTCGTCAGGGTGCCCGAGGTGGGCGTTCCAAGGATCGGAGTGACCAATGTAGGGCTAGTGTTAAACACCGCCAGACCAGAACCAGTCTTGTCTGACAGCGCGTTAAATAACTGCAACGAAGTCGCTGAGAAGGTGTTGTTGCCAAAGCTCATCGTCTTGTTGGTAAGGGTCTGAACCCCTGTGGTCGTTACAACGTCGATGCCAGCAATTTGCAGGCTGTTTACGATGGTGTACCACGTTGACTGTAGTTCATTGAACCGAATCGTGAATGAGCTACCCGCCCCCAAGGAGGCAGGAACACCCACCAACGTCCCGCCATTGCCGTTGATCGTCAGCGCGCTAATGGTCTGGGTTGATATCATGATGATCTCTTGACCGTCATAGCAGTCAGCTACCGGAGGCAGTGTCACCGAACCCGCAGCAAACGTACCAGTTGGGTTCATAATCAACCAGATCGATTGAGATGACGCAGCCAGCGCAATGTTAAAGCCCGAGTTGGTCGGCGCATTAATTACTACCGTGTAATTTGGGTCGGCAAACGTCTTCTGAAAGTAATCAACCAGAGTCGTAATGGAAGCCTTGCGAGCGTCACCGTTGCTTGTCGCGTAAACTGGTAACTGATCACCACCGGATAGGGTCGTAATCGTTGGCAGTTGGTTAATCGTGGGCATCTTAGCCTCCTAGTTGTAAATCAATACGCCGTCATCGCCTGCAAGTACAGGGTCAACGGGTTGTGGTACAAACGGATCGTCATATCGTCGCCAAGGCTTGTTGCCTGCGCCCAAAGGCATAGTCCGTGGCAACTGCTGTGGAATCGGTCCCGCAAACGCCTGAACGACCGTATTATACGCCATCTTAGCGATGCCCTTGGTGTCAGGCATGATGCCCTTGCCAAAGCTTGGTGCGATCCTAATACCTAGATTGGTGTAAATGGCCTCGTTTGCCAGATCTGGAACGTAGGTCTGCTCATCGAGCCTGCTGTCCTGAGGTGATGACGGCAAAGGATAGCCAAGTCGTAAACCCTTGGCGTTCCACTCAGCCATCATGGCGTCAAGCTTTCTGAGCGCGCTCTGGAGCTGCTCTGGGGTCAAGTCAAAGACGTATGCTGCTAAACCAACCTCTTCGAAGGCTTGCTCAATGTACTGACGTTTCGTCCATCCCATCTTGTTGTCCTAGTGCGTCAATGATTCTTTGGCCCAGCTTACTGTCTGAGGTTCTTCCGTCAAACTTTAAGCCCAACTGACCGGCCTTCTCTTCAAGCTCTGAGCGGGTAGGTGCTGAGTCATCTGCCGGGATCTCTGGCTGCTTTGGCGCTTCCTTGGGTGCAATGGCCTCACCTAGCGTTAGGTGCCAACCGTCTGCGAGCTTGCCGTCCAACTCCTCTTGAGTCTTGACGCCAACCCATGAATATGTTTTGCCTTCCGGTCCATGCTGATCGCCGGGGGACTTGTATACCAGTTTAGGTTCAAACATTATTTCTTCTTTGCCTTCTTCTTAGCGGTCCTAGCGGTGCTCAGTGCAATGGCAATGGCCTGCTTCTGCGGCCTGCCTGACTTCATCTCGGTCTTAATGTTCTTTGAGATGGTGCCCTTAGAATAACCCTTTTTCAACGGCATATCACGCTCCTAAAAAGAAACGAGGGGCCGAAGCCCCCCGCCATTTTTTACACCTGTCCGAACAACATGATTCCAGACATTTCTGGCTGCTTGTTCACTACACCGAACAACGTGTCGCACCGATACTTGGTGGTCATCGTGTTGATGTCGTAGAACTTCTGCATAACCAGCTCAATGCCGTTATCAGTGGTTCCGCGCATTACCGCAGTGCCTGCGTCAGAGGGTACAGCGTACCGTCCGGGGAGCAGTTCCAAAGCGTCACGCTGCCAGAACGGGTTTGCGTAAGCAGTGGTCGTGTTCAAGAACACGATTGCCGCAGCAGCCGCTGGAGTAACGATACAGTTTTGGTACTGAGCCGAGGCATCAGATACTACTTGGTTTGAGATGATCCCGGGTGAGATCACCATAGTCGTGCCGTTGGTTACCGAGATAACTCGGAACGTCTTCAACTGACCAGTAGACTGCTTAGTGATGTGATGAACGGCTTCAACCCCAGCGATTGTGAACGCGTCACCAGCGGCTACGTTAGTAGTGCTAGAAACAGTTACAGTCTGGTATCGGTTGTCAACGTTAATCTGACCACCAACCGCGTTGCTAGTTGCAGCAGGAACGAGGTAGTTCGTAGCAGCATTTTGCGTGTCGATAGTGATCGCACCACCGCCAGCAGCAGCAGTGATTCGGTTAGCGTAGTCAAGCTTCAACGTATCAAAGCCAGCTACCATGCCAACACGGCTGCGCTCATAGGCTGAGTCAGACTTTTCGTTGCCGAAAGATCGTGAAGCCTTAGACAGATCGTTTGCCATACCGTTGTAGTCACGGCTAGACAAAGCCAAAGTCCGCTCGTAGTCGGGCACACCCTGCTCGTTCATGATCGCGTCAGCTTGTGCAACGTCATCATAGCCAGAGGCAGCAGCAGTCCGCTTAACAACCAACGTGCCCTGCAAAGCAGCAACATTCATAATTGCTACGTTGATGTCAGAGGCAAGCTTGTTCTTAGCAGCCGCACCGAGTCGGTCTTCTTGCAAGGCATCGCGCAATTCCAGAGCGTTCATTGTGAACGGTACTGCTTTGCTGAAGCCAATGGTAGAAGGCACTGCCAACTGAGTGAAGTTTTGGTAGTCAGCAGCAATATCTACACCGGGAGCGGCATCGATAGAGGTGCCGATGTAAGGCATCGGACGCCAGATAACGTCATTGGTGCGTTCCATCATTACCTGATCGGTGGTGTAAACACCAACGTTTCTGCTTAACACTAAGGCATCGTGGAAACCTTCCAAGATGTTTTCGAACGCTACGCGCTCTTCTTTACTAAACGAATTAGCCATGATTGGCTCCTTTTAATTTATTTCGCCGCTCGT